ATTCGGGTATTAATACCAGAGAATTACTAATGTCTGATTCATACCAAGATAGCAAGTATGAAGTACAAGAGATTAGCCACAGTGAATTTATGCACGAGTTTCGCACCAAGCGCAATGAGATAAACAAAATGATAAAGAGTCTCTACCAAATAAATAAGTGCCGTGTTACCCTTAAATCTGGACATAATTCATCACAATAACGCACGGCACTTTCTTTTAAAGTAATAACCTAAAAAATAAAGAAAATGAACAATATTAATTTTTATTTAGCTGAAGAATTTCTTACTGAATTTCTTTATAACGAATCAACTTTTAATGAATTTGAAAGCATTCTACAAATCGACAAAGTAGAAAAAACATTAACCGGTATAATCGTACATTACACCACGAGCACCGATGGGCACGAATACGATAGTAAAAGAGAGTATGAAACAAACTATCTTCAACTATTAGGGTGGTTGTACAAAAAGTTAAGCAAAAAGTAATAACCTAAAAACAAATAAATATGAGTTTAATTAAGAAAGCAAATGAATTAACAATTCAGACGAAAATCAAAGCCCTAATCTATGGGCAGGCAGGTACGGGAAAGACTACCCTTGCACTATCAGCACCAAAGCCGCTACTTTTTGACTTTGACAATGGGGT